CCGCGCCTTACCGAAATCCGGTTCGTGCGACAGGTAGTATCGGTTCTGCAAACTCTCGCCGTTCTTCAGGCGATGCCCATAGCCGAACGTGAAGAACCAACCCTCGTCGTCGATCTGGCCGTTCAAGCAGTTGAACTCAGTCATGGGTAGCCTCCTCCTCCGGTCAAAATCAGGTTGTCTTGGTGGCGCACCCACTGCTCGACCTGCTCGCGGGTCTTGTGGCGTGCGTCGAACTGCGCCGCGTATAACCGCTGGCGCGGCTCGCGGTCGAGGTACTTCACGAAGTGGCACGCGGACGTGCTGATGATGTAGACCTTGCGGGACGGCGTCAGGGTGAAAGTCATGGCGTGATTTCCTTGATGAGTTTGGTGGCGTAGCGCACGACCTCGCGTTCCATCTCGCGTGCGCCGACGCGCAGGCCGCGATGGTAGGCACGGTCGAGCTTGGTCGCGAGGCCACGGCGGTGAAGGTCGAGCGCGATCACTCGCGACTCGCGTGCGATGCGAGCGACCGTGAACGCGAGGTGCGACAGCACGGGCGCGACATGGGTAGCAGCGTGATGGGCGCGGGCCTGGGCGCGGGCCTGGGCCGCAGCCGCCTCGCGCCCGCAGGCGCAGTCAGGATAGCCGCAGGCCGGGGATTGTTGGGTCATGGGTAGAAACTCCTGTCGGGTTATCGGTGGCGTGATCGCGACCGCCGCTGCGCTCCGTCCTTGAAGCGCAACAGCCGTCAGAATCCGCGCTTGGTCTTGATCCAATCGAAGAACGCGCTGCCGGGTTCGTAAACGCGACCGTCGTTGTTGATGCAGGCGACGAGGCGATCCTTGCGGTTGCCGTCGCGCACCTTGGCTGGGGGGAACGGTGCGCCGGGGTGCGCCTTGCGATGCTCGCGGCGCAGGCGCAGATACTCCTTACGCGCCCCCGCCATGTCGTGCGCGGCGAACAGGTGCCTGCGGCCTATGCTGATGACGAGCGGGTTACGGTACGGCACGGGTTGCCTCCTGCAGCAGCGGCGTGTCCGGGGTCCACTGCTTAGGCCCGCCAGACCACACGCGCCCGTTCCAAGAGACGTAGCCGAACGAACGGCCACCCTTGCGGACGAAGGCGACCGGGAACTCGTCGGAGCGCACGCCTGCGCCCACCTCGCGCTCCCACGCATCGCGTATCCGCTGCCACTCCGCGCTGACCTCTGCGAGCGTCTGGTGCGCGCTCTCATGGCGTTCGTTGTACGCGCCCTTGCGCTGCGCCAGCACGTAGCCCTTGCGCGGCGGACAGCCACGCTTGGCGCACACGTAGGTTGCGAGTCCGCACTGCGCGCAACGCGCCCACTGTCTGGCCGTCACGGTTGCACCTCCTGCAGGGTGAATTCGGATTCGCGTGCGGCGTCCCACGCTTCGTTGCACAGTTCCGTTTCGGCATCGATGCGCGCCATGTGAACCGGGTCGTTCTCGTCGCCGTCCTCGACACTGTGCCATTCGAAACCAAACGCCTTCTGCCAAGCATCGATCATGCATACGTTGGCATCGCAGAAGTCGTGAGAGGCGCAGCAGCCCGCGCGGATGGTCCGGTTGCGCTTGACTGCCGTGTCCAGTTCGTCGGGCGTGAGCGTGGCGCGTATCTCGGCGCAGAAGGCCGCAGCGAGGCGCGCAGCGCACACGACGCAGACCCATGGCCGCGTGACCGTGTCGCCGCGCCAGAGAGGCGTGGCGGGCGTCAGCGAGTGACCGCGTGTGAGCATCTCGCCCGCACACTTCGCGCATACGTACAGGTCGCCCTTCGCGTCGTGATGGAACCAGCCCAGAAGGTCACGGTTCCAATGCACCGCCGACGTGCCGTGCGCGTGCGCAGCGAGGCGCAGGATGGTGGCGCGGTTCACGCTGCACCTCCAGCGCGCTTCGCAGCGATGGCCGCATCAAGCTTGTCGGCATCCATCGCGAGCGTGAAGGTCAGCCCCAGCTTGGCGAGGTTCAGCACGATGTAACGGCCATTCTCGTGCGACCCGTGGAACCAGCCGCCGTTGTCCATCGCCTCGCGCAAGTCGCCCGCATCGCAGCCCTCAAATCCGCCGCTCTCATTGAAGTTGCTGATCAGTTCTTCCAGCCCCATCTCGCACGGGTCCGCCTCGTCGCTGATGTACGCAACCTGCATCGTCGAGGTGGCGATGATCTCGCCCGATTCGACGCCGTAGTCGAACAACACGCGCTCCAATTTCGCAAGGTCGTTGCTGGTCTCATCGACGTGCGCGCCGATCAGCAGCCAGTACGTGTTGAGCGCGCACTCTGCGATGTACATGCCCTCCGCGTACACGAAACCGGGCATCGCCTCTTCGATGCAGTGGCTCGACGCTTCGCGAATGTCAGCGACGCGCTGGCGCGTGGCCTGAAATTCGGCAAAGGTATACTCGTCGGTCGCGCAGGGACCAAGCTTGCCAGCCTGATCCTCGACCGTGCTGTACGGCAGCACCTGCAGGACCATGAAGGCGTCATCTTCGCCCGCCAAGTCGTACTGGAACGTCATGGCCGCATCGATGTCAGTGGCGCTGTACGCACGCGGCAGCAGCAGCACGTTCAGGCACTCAAAGGTTGCCGACGCGAGCAACAGGCGATTGCCAGCGGCGTGCAGCGTGTACGACACGTAGACGTTGCCGCCCGTGTGCGCGTATTCCTCTGCGACCGCGCCCTCGCACAGTGCGGTGTGAACCTGCGCCAGCTGATCGCACTCGGCGCGCTCATCGGTGGCGAGCGCTGCGCATGCGGCGGTGAAGGTAGCTTGAAGCTTGCGGGCGGTGATGATGTTTTGCATGGTGATCCTCTCTGGGGTTAGTGGTTTGCGGTGTTGCTCGCTGCCGTCTCTGACACGGCAGCAGGCAGCATCAGAAGCCCAAGGCGGCCAACACGGCGGCGGCGTGCGCGGAGCCATCCGCACGGCAGTGGCGCAGCGCAGTCAGCAGCGCAGGCGCGCACGTCGCGACCTTCATGTCGGCGCGGATGCCACGGTTGATCGCGCTGTCCTGATCTAGCACCTCTTCCAGCGGCTGCGGGATGGGCTGCAGGCTGATGTAGCCATAGCCTGCGACGAGGTGCCCGCCTTGCACGGTGTCGGCGTACACAAGCGCCTCAAGCGCATCCAGATCATCGCTGCCGCACTCGACGCCGTCGGCGGTCAGGGTCCAGTAGCGGTAGCGGTTCGGCGTCTGCGGCTTGGGCGTCACGCGCCGCTCGTCGACGATGTAGCCGAACCCCAGATAGGTGTAGCCGGGGAAGATGGTGTCATCGTCGGGGTCGAGGCCAGCGAAGCGCGCAACGTCAGCCGATTCGGTGCGCGTGGCGCGGAATTGCGCGAGGGTAATGTGATCGAAAATATGGACGGCGGGACAGATGTCGGTAGGCACGGGTAGTACTCCAGTTGTATACAAGTTCAAAGGACAGCGGACGAGATGTCGAGCAGCGCGCTCGCGGCGAGTTCCTTGAGCGCGAACGCACCGTCGAGCGTCTTGCAGGAGAAGCGGTACTGAATGTCGCCAACCTGCAGCGTGACCTCATACGTGGGCGCACCGCCGCGATGCTTGCGCTCGACAACGTCGGCGTCGATCACGACGTTCACCGCTTCAGTGCCGCACGCCAGCTGCCGCCACGACGTCCACGACATGGGGTCGTACACGCGGCGACCGTTCAGGTCGAAGTAGATGCGGTGGCCAACGGCACCGTAGGCGTTCACCTCTTCGACGCGGCGCACGCGGTACTCATTGCCGCCCACGACGAGCGTCGCGCCCACACGCGGCAGCAAGGCAATGGTGCGGGTCTTGCCGGAAAGCTTCAGTGTGTCAGTCATTGCGGTTTCCTCTCTTGGGTTGGTGTCAGTGTTGCCCACTGCGGTCGCGATGGATGCGACCCGCAAGAGGCATCGCTGTCAGGCTTCGTGGTACAGCGCGTCGAGCGTGTTCTCGTCCCACGGCTTGCGCGTCACGACATAGCCCAGATGGTTGACAACGTGGTAGCCGGGAGAGGCGTACAGGTGATCGGTTTCGCCGCCGTCATCGACGATGCTCCACACGCGATTGATGGGGTAGCGGCGGACCTGTTGGAACGTGTAGAAGTCGCCGCTGCGATGCTTGCGCGGCTGGTAGTCGCGGTCGAAGTCGGCCTCGCTGATGAGGAAGGCGCGTTGTGCTTTTGTGAGACGGTTTGCCATTGTCGGATTCTCCGGGGCAGTGTCAGGACAGGAAGTCGTGCGAAACACGGTCGAGCGAGCGGCAGTTCTTGCCATCGTCCAAGCGTTCGCCGCAGAGCGCGCAATGCGCCGCCTGTTCGGCAGCGCGCAGGTCGAGTTCCTTGAAGTACAGGTCAGAGCCGAGCAGGAAGGTGCAGACGCTGTTGCCGTTGGCGTCGGCCAGCGATCCGCTGGTGCAGCGAAGGTCTTCGACGCGGGCTGCAGCGGCGCGCAGGATGCGCGCAATCTCGGCCATGTGATCGTCGTGGAAGGCGTCGGAATTGCAGTCGATGTTGAGCTTGAATTTCATGGCTTAAGCGGCCTCCGATACGGTGGAATTCTGGGTGCTGTTCTGCAGTGCTGCAGACAGGTCGCAGCCGTCGCGGTCGAGGGTGTCGAGGGTGGTCAAAATCGTGTCGAGGGTTAGGACGCCTTGCATGGGATTGCTCCGGTTTTGTGTGGCTGGCGGGGTGCCAGTGACGCTAATTTATAACGGGCAGATGCAGGCCGTCAAGCACTATTCTCAACTTTCCCACAATCTCCAGGCGCATCAATGACTTAGAAAGACGTCAGGCGTCCCTTCTGTGTCCCAAAAAGCGCCCTCCCAACCCCTTGATCTACCAACACTATCCCTACTACCTCAGTTATATATTAAAAGAAATAGTCTGTATTTAGCGTCTCACGGGGCGTGAGACGGTGCCTGCGCGTGTTCTACGGCCTCTATGGGAAAAATGAAGACGCCTGAGACGCCTGAGACGCCTTGGTATTCAACTTATTGATTTTTCGATTGTGCTACAGAATCCCGTTGTATAATACGCGCACAATGCGTCTTCTTGCACATCTTGCAGATTTATAACAGGCAAGGATGCTGCATTGTATACCTGATATAAACCACGCCGGAGAATGCCCATGAAGGTGAACCGTCCGCGCCGCCAGCGCGACCCCAGAATCCGCTACGTCACCGCCCTGAAGATCGACCGATTGGAGGCGCGCATTGAGCGCCTGATTCGGGCCGATATCGAAGCCCACGACGAGCGCGTGCGGGTAGCCGCCTTCGCCGCGTCGACCGACGGCGTGCCACGGCTGGCGAGCGGCCTGCGCGACCGCCGCACAAGCGCGTACAGGGCGTGGAAGGCGGCACGCGACGCCGCCGCCGCGCTGGCGGTCGAGAGCACCTGAGCGCCGCCAGCGCCGCGTGAGCGCTCGCACGCGCATTTGGCGGGTGGGCTAGGCACAAGTTGCTGATAAACCTGGGGTTTGTCCCTTTCGTTCATCTAGCACGCATATGACCATTATGTAAAATGGCACGCAAGTGCCTGATATCATTGAGTTCATTCGTATACTTTTTCGCAAGAATAATAATCATTCTCATCCGACCCGGCTGGCCCCAGCCACCCCGCCGCTTGCCCCTCGAGCCACCGGCGTCGGCCTGGGCCTGGCCGAATCGGATTCGGATAGAGTGCCTTCGACGGTTACAAATGGGATTTGTATACTATGATGCGCGACCCCCCCGACATTTCTGGTAGATTTTTGAAAAAGTGGGGAGCATGATCGGTGGCTTGGGCTGAGAGGCGAGGAGGAAGTGTTATGGGAGAGCGTCGATTGGGGTTGCCGGAGCAGGCTGCGCCGGATTTTGAGGGGAGCACGTTTGCGCAGCCTGCGGGGTTGGTGGACCCATCGGTTGGGTTGCCTGTGGGGTATTTGACGGGGCCGGACGCGGACGGGGCGGTGTTGTTTGATTTTGTGGTGGCGAAGATCAAGGAGTTGGGCAATCCGGCGGACGCGGTGCAGTTGTATGTGGCTGATTTCACGATCAAGGCTTTTCGTCAGATGGATGACGCCACGCAGGCCAAGGTGCTGCAGGTATGTCATCCGGCGAATCATCCGTTTGGGGCGATGGTCTGGCAGACATTTCGGTTGGATGAGAAGCTGCCGAACGGCAACTACGATCAGTCGGGCAAGCGGATTGCGCCGAACAGTTTGGCGGTGCTGGCGGGGACGACTTTGAAGGATTTCAAGGCGCACATTGCGGCGCAGACGCCGGAGAACTACAACAAGACGCCGTATGCATTGGCGACGGTGAAGGTGCCGTTTTACCCGTGAGGGTGCTGCTGCTCGCGCTGGTGTTTTGGGCCGGTTCCGGGTTCGCGGCGAGTGCGACGTTTGAGCCGCTCAATCCGGTGCCACAGGGGGCGGTGATTGGGCCGGAGTCGGCCATGCCGGGTGAGGTGGCGACGCTGACCTACAGTGCGGCGCTGGCGACCAGTTGCGCGGTGACCCAGAGCGGGTGCGTGTCGGCTCCGGTTTTGGCGGCGGCGGCGTGCTCCGGGGTGGGTCCGCAGCAGACCTGTTCGGCGTCGGTGACGATGACCATCCCGGCGAATGCTGCGCCGTGCGTGGATGCGGTGACGGTGACGTGCCAGCCGGGTGCGGTGTTGAGTACGGCGTCGCTGACGATTACCGCGCCGCCGCCGCCGCCGCCCGGGGATTGTTCGGGCCTGAAGCCTTTGCCGACGCCGACGGCGGGGAAGAACTGGCGACCGGTGCTGCAGTCGCGGGTCAGGTGGGGTGACGGCACGGTCAGTCCGGTCGTCAATGCTGCCGACTACAACGCGATGTGGACTTATCCGGGGAACACGCCGTCATGGCCTGGCAACTCCGGTCTGACGACTCAGCCGACGGGCGCATCGCCGTACATGTACTTCACCGAGAAGTTCGTGGTTCCGGCCAGCGCGGTGGGGTCGCGGGTGACGTGGGGCTGGTCCGGTTCGGGGATCAACTCCAACGCTTCTGCCACGATCAGTGTGTGCCCCGGCGATTTCGGTCAGGTGGGATCGCAAATCCCTGCCTACTGCCGGATGAATCAGAACAGGTCGAGCAGCGGGCTGCGGACGGTGGTGGCGGTCAACCAGGCGGTGAGCACTTGCACGCTCAAGCCGGGAGCGACCTACTACCTGAGTTTTCTGCCGACGGCGAATTTGCCAAGCAATCCCTATGACCTGAGCGTATCGTCATGCGACTCGTCGACGTTGTGTTCGCCCTGGTTCGTGATGACGCAATGAGAGGGATGAATGGCGACGACGCGGTTCGACGCCATTGCGACCACGATCGCCACGATCACGGTGGCGCTGCTGGCGTTGTGGGCGACGGCGATTCAGCCGCTGCGCGAGCACGTTGAGCGGCTCGACGGCCAGATCAGCGACGCGCGCGAGGTGATCAAGGTGCGGTCGGAAGAGGCCGGCCACTTGCGCGAGCGCGTGGTGGCGCTCGAGGAACAGCAGCGGCTGCGCGAGTTTGAGATACTTCACGGCGGCAAACGAGGAGAAGGGCAATGATCATTGCACTGAGCCTGTTGGTAGCGATTATCGGCCTGCTGATGTACGCCTTGGCGGGCAATCCGAAACTGGTGCGCGTGGGTGAGATCATGTTCGGCGCGGGGCTGCTGGCCTTCCTGCTGAACGTGCGCGAGGTGCTGCAGGTTCTCAGCCACTGACATGAACGTCCTGTCGATCATCCTGATCGTGATCCTGATCCTGCTGCTGATCGGCGCGCTGCCGGCGGTGGGCCTGCACTCCTACGGCTACACCCCGGCGGGCGTGCTGGTGTTGATCCTGGTCATCGTCCTGGTCCTGGCGCTGCTCGGTCGACTATGAGCGAGGCGTTACCGGAGCTTGAGGCACCGACGACCCAGACGCAGCTGCGTGAGTGGGCGTTCGCCAAGCGGGTGCTGGAAACGGTAGACGTCGGGGTCGCTTTCCGCGACGTGTACGACCCGGGCGAAGCGGTCGAGCCGAGGCACCACGCGCGCGGCGCGAACCTGATGACCCGGCCCGAGGTCAGCAAGCTGATCCAGCGCCTGGCCGCGCCCGCGCTGATCGCCGCGGGAGTCGAGCGCGCCTTTGCGCTCAAGCGCCTGATCCAGACGATCGACGCGGACCTGACCGACTACGTCGACGACACGATTGAGCTCGACGAGGAGGGCAAGCCGCTGCCCAATCGCGGCAGTTTCATGACGCTGGCGCAGATCAAGGAGCGCCTGCCGCCCGAGAAGCGCCGGTTGATCCGCAAGTACCGCGAGACGCTCAAGGACGGCGCGGTCGTCAAGCGCGAGATCGAGCTCGAGCCGAAGTCCCAGGCGCTCGAGCTACTCGCTCGGATCCAGCAGTTGGTGCAGCCCAACACCCAGAACGTGATGAACTCCGAGACGATCATCAACGTGATCACGGTCGCGCAGAACCGTGCGGTCAAGCGCGCCGACGCGCTGCGGGCCACGCTTGTCGACAGCAAGACGGTCGGCCAGATGCAGCGGTCGGCCAAGGCTCAGACGCTGATCGAGCATGCGCCGATCGAAAAGCCGGTCGAGCCGCCGACCGGATTCGACACGCCGCCCGAGGAACCGTGATGCGCTGGCTCTGTCTGTTCCGCCAGTGTCGCTGGCTGCATGTGTTCAACTGCATGTATCCCACGATGTGGGAAGGCGAAGATCCGATCGCAGGCGAACACTTCGGCGTGTACCAGTGCAAGAACTGCAAGACGATTTCGATCGGTTCGCCGCGCCCGTGACCTCGAGCTATTGGCCTGAGCCGCGCACCGAAGACGAGTTCATCGCCTGGTACGACTTCTGCGGCCAATTCCAGATGGATCCGCTGGGATTCGTGTGCGCGGTCTACCCGTGGGGGATGCCGGGGCCGCTGGAGGGCGAGGAGGGGCCGGATGTCTGGCAGGCGATTGTGCTGGATGAATTGGGCAAGCAGCTTCGTGCCGGTGTTCAGACCATTCGCATCGCCATCGCCAGCGGCCACGGCAGCGGCAAGTCTACGCTGATGGCCTGGGTCACGCACTGGTTCCAGACTTGCTTTATTAGGAACAAGGCACGTACGACGGCAGGCACGATGCCGCAGTTGAAGTCAGGCACTTGGCGCGAGGTGGCGAAGTGGCATGAGTTCGCCGCGAACAAGTGGCAGTTTGAGTGGACGCAGACAAAGTATACTTGCGTGTGGAAGCCAGAGACCTGGTATGCCGAGGCGATGGCCTGGTCGGAGCACAACGCGCAGTCGTTCGCGGGCGTGCATGAAGACATCGTCATGTTCCAGTTCGACGAGGCGTCGACGATTGCCGACCCGATCTGGGACGTGTCCGAGGGCGCGTTCACCACGCGCGGTATACTTTTGGCATTTGGAAACCCGACGCAACCGGACGGTCGATTTGCGGAATGTTTCGGCTCGCACGCGCATCGCTGGACAACGATGCACGTCGACAGCCGCGATTCCAAGAAAGCGAACAAGGAGTTGCTCGAGCAGTGGATCGACGACTGGGGCATCGATTCGGACTACGTGCGGGTGCGCGTGCTGGGTCTGTTCCCGCTGCACGGCTCGCTGTCGTTCATCTCGTCGGGCCTGATCACCGAGGCGATCCGCCGCGGCAAGGAGTTCGACCCGCTGACGATTCCGCGCAGCGTGCCGCTGCTGATGGGCGTCGACGTGGCCAGGCAGGGCCAGGACCAGACGGTCGTGCGCCTGCGCAAGGGCCGCTACCTGCTGCCGACGGTGTACCGCTGGCGCATCCCCGACACGATGAAGGTCGCCAGCATGGTGGCCGAGGTGATCCGCGCGCACGCGCCCGACGTCGTGTTCGTCGACGGCTCAGGCGGCTACGGCGCGGGTGTGATCGACCGGCTGCGCCAGTTGGGCCACATCATCATCGAGGTCCAGTTCGGCGCGAAGGCTGACCTGCTGAAAAAGTACGTGAACCGGCGCGCGGAAATCTGGTCGCGGATGCGCGACTGGCTGCGCGACGAGGGCGTGATCCCCGACGACAACGAACTGCGCACCGCACTCGAGTGTCCCGGCTACGGATACGATCGGCGCACTGAGCGGCTGAAACTGGAAAGCAAGCAGGAAATCGCGGCCCGCGGCGGATTGAGTCCCGACGACGGCGACGCGCTCGCGGTTACCTTCACGATGGCCGTGCCGGTCAAGGTCATGGACGAGGAACTCAGCCTCGAGCCGGATGTGGTATAA